TGGATAACAGCTGCACCGTCCGGAGTCTGAGATCCTGGAATGGCCGTAAGAGACGCAAACCAATTCTCGAGCCTTTCGGCGATAATGGTATAGTCTCGTCCGCCTCGAGAGATATCGACTCCAATTGCTCCTTCCCGCTGTGCCCTCTCTAATCTACGGGAGAACATTTCGGGGTTCTCGGGCAGATCCTCTTCAAGGGGCTGTTTCTTGTCGACCTTATCGCGAGTCCACTCCCGAACACTTACTCCGGACAGCTTTAACAGAGATTCTGGCAAGGGTTTGGACTTCAAACGCGTTGGCGGAAAGGGTGGGTCGATTTGCGGGGAGCGGGCTCCTGGATGAACGGGGGTGGGGGCGGACGGGGTAACAACATCTGCACCGGACTCAGGGTTTCCGCCAGTTTTAATTCCCTCTTGGTCCTTCTGAACCTGGTCCTTAGCCTGGACCAACAGCTGTGCATCCAGTTCTGCCTTCTTCTTTGCCCACTCTTGCTGACGTTCTCGTCTGAGTCTGATAGCCTTACCCAAGTACAGCTCGAACGTAGGTGCCCACCTCGCTTGGGCTTGTAGAACCCAATCGGTAGGAATTACTTGCCAGACGTTATCTTCTTCTCCGACTCCGAAGTCTCCACGGAGCATTCTCGAACGGAGTGGCTCAGGTAGGCCCTGTAGAGTCCGTCTGTACCCAGTCTCCATGAGTCTTGGGTTGTCTTCGACTCTGGCTCGGATGAAGGTGCGCGACTTAGGTTCGGCAACATCAGGTTCCTCACCGTCTTCGACAATACGAATTGGTCGCGAGTCGGGAACTTCAATGTCGTGACCCAAGACTTCTCTGGAGAATCCTTCGACTGGTTCTCCACTGTCGGCGTAAACGAACGAGATCGTGCCCAACGGAACGGTAATAAAGTAGCGGAGCTCACCCTCTTTAGCAGGATTCGGGTGACGAGGATCAAGCCATGGAGCCCAATAGTCAACGACCCACCTCCCTTCGGAGTTAACGGGAGGGTTGCCTGTAGCAATCACGCGACTACGCTGTCCTATACGTGAAGTACGGTTCCAGGTGATTAGGAACCTGAACTGCTCTTCCGTGAACTGCGTAATCTCGTCGAATGCTTTCAGGTCGTGAGGACGTCCTTGGAACTTGCGCTCATCGCCAAGGTTCTGGCAGGCTCCAAATTCGATCCGAACACCTTTGTGTTCGCCATCAGTAATGCGCCACAACTCTAGCTGTCCGTTGAACCTCCCGATATCCTCGTACAGCTCTTGAGCTCGCTCTCTGATACCCTTAAGTTCCGCGTACTCTCTGCGGAAGATGACTGATCTCCAATGCCGAGTCAGCGCACACCCCAGTAAGAGGTCTGTCTTACCGCCTCCAGCTGCTCCTCCGTAGAAGAGCTCGTCAGCCATACAGTCCAAGGCGATCGACTGAGGACCCTCAAACGGCTCCCAGATCGGGGTGTAGACAGACGAGAGGAGACGGTCAATCTCCATCCGCTCCTGGTACGTAAGGTACGGCAGGAGTTCCTCGAACTCTTCAACTTGGGCAGCAATAGACCTTACCTTAGCCCGCTGAAGGGCTGCAGCGTCTCTAAGGTCTAGGTTCGCTACTACGTGCGGATCGCCGTCGGGCATTGGGGTGTGGGCTAGGCAGTTGGTTGTAGAGGACGTTGGTTGCAGACTATGAATGCGAAGTAGTCAACGACGAGCCCGTTTACTGTGGTAACTGTCGCAACCACTTTATACCGGCAGTTAGCAACCATCGTACTGAGTACGATGAACACCTCCGAACCCGCCTCTTGAGGGTTCGAGTGCCTCGTGTCTGCGTCGGCATCCGTTTCCTGATATGCGTAGGACGGAGCGACTTCCATACCCCACACGACAGACGCTAACGAGTCGAGCTCGGGGATCTGCGGAGCGAAGTCAAACGAATAGCGTTGGATCGTTGTCGGATCTGCACTGGGGAAGTCTCTTCCGTAGTACATCGGGCTATCCAGGCTGGCTGGCTGGGCTGGCTATTCCGGAGCCATAGCGACGATGTTCGTCGCATCGGTCCCTGTGCTCATAATCCTGGCAGCGCGGATAGGGTAGATCGTTCCACTGAGCAGACCTGTAAGCAGGACGGAGTTGCCATCGACGTCCTGGAAGGTGATGGTTTTGCCAGTCCCGCCTACTCCGACGTATATTGCGGTCGGGAGGAACGGGAGGTCTACCGTGTCGCTAGGAGTGACTGCATAGAACCGAGCGTAGGAGCCGCTGTTGTTCCTTTGCGCCCGGATCTGCCCTAAGTCAAAGTCTGCATTTGCCATGTACTACGTCTCCTTGTCCTTATCCCTGTCCCGGAGAGGATCTCGGTCCCGATCTCGATCCCTGCGATCTCTGTCGGTCTCGCGATCACGCTCTCGCTGATTGCTTCTGCGGAGGTTGATGCGATCTTCCCGGTCTCGTGCAAAGGGGCTATCCAAAGTGTTGCCCGTGTAGAGCTCAGACTCTGGGATCGGAGGCATCCCCAGGTGGGCTCGTAGCTGGTTCATGTGGAGATGTGTCTGGTTAACAGCGCCCCTGAGAGATCGTCGGTCCCGCTCGCACTCCTCGAGGCGTTCTTCCATTTCGCGTTCGTTAGATGTGAGTGTCCTGATACGACCGTCTCTGTATTCAATCTGATCCTGTAGCTCTTGAGCTAGAGATGCCCATGCTTGCAATTGTACGTTTAGACTTGTAGATGACGACGTCTCTTTCGCAAGACCTCTCTTAAAGAGCCAGCCGATAACCGCGCCTATCACTGACGCCCCTCCAGCTATGACTGCCGATAGTACAGCATCACTTAGGTTGAGAATCATAGGCGAGCCAGCCTTTATAGTTGGCCGGGTACTCCCGGCAGAGGCCTGTTTGCCAGCGCAAGTCCCATTATCCTTACGGAGAAGAGGAAGAACCACATGCATACTATCGACGACAACAGTATGGGTTGCCCTACGGCCCAGTATTGACGGGCGAACCATACCCAAATTGCAGAACCGATAAAAGCGCCGAAGAATCTGAAATACCTTGATCCCATCCACCCCCTTATATTTGCTATGAGTCCAAATCCGCTCAGAGCTGCTTTTAGCAGTAGTGCATAGCCAACTAAGTGGTCCCTCCCCTGCCAAGCGAGTTGTATCAGAGCCGAGCTCTCCCACCCAGGGGACGTCCACAAAGTCAGGGCCGTACCATATGTTAGCGCTATGCACGTGAGTAAGCATTCAGTAGCTCTCCCGTGTCCTAGCCATCGCGCGCCCAAGATCAGAAATAGAGCGTGCTCAGTCTTATCGCCAAGCGTTCTTAAGGGTTTTGGCTCCGTCAAATCTCATACCTTGCATCTCGGTTGAGGTTAACGTACTTGAACGGGCAGTCCCGTCTTAGCTGACTGCACAGAGCCTGCAAAATCCTTACGTGCCGCTTGAATCTTCTGCCATATTGACCAGGCTGCAGTCCCGCCAGACACCAAGGCGCCGATAACTGCGTAGAGTGCTGGTCCGTCGATCATAAACGCGGGGACTGCCAGCCCGACCCCACAAGCCACGAGGATCCCTGACCTGACCAGGGCATAGATCAGGACCTCTAAGCTCGCGTAGGGAGTCGCCGGAGTCGCTGGGGTATCCAGAAGAAGCTGCTGCACAGCTTTCGGTAATGTCGATACCGGAGGTACCGACATGTTATTCATCGGGGAGGGCGAGGAGGGTGCGGGGCCTGGGCCGGGATCTGAGTGGGACATAGTATTAGCCTTTGATGCGGGCCACTTCGTCGATGAGACGGGTCTGCAGGATAGGATCTGCGATGCCGTTTGGTTGGAGGCCGATCCTGGACTGGTAGTTCAAGACAGCTGTCTCAGTCAACTCACCGAAGTCCCCGTCTGCTGCGATTCCGGCTCCTAAAGTAATGAGGTTCTGCTGGAGAGTCTTGACTGCCTCTCCTTGGTCACCCCTGCGGAGAGTATGGAGCGTGTTGATCTGGCCTGATGTGGAAGTATTGGTTGGCTGGGGCATCGTGTTCTGCGAGGGGGCTGGTGAGGGCTTCAAGTCGGGACGAGCCTCTGGGTGAGCTGGGTTGGCAGGTTGACTTTGGGGCTGGGTCTGTGGGTGGGTGGTATGCGGGGTAGTGATCGGCTGCTTCTCCAAGTAGATGGCAGCCTCCTTAGCCCGACGTGAAGCGAGGCCTTGGCTGACAACGAGCTCGCCGTCTTTGTGGATCTTGTTCCAGGAGGCGAATGCTCTCGAGGCAGCCTCGTAGTCGCCTTGGAGGTGGTAGCGGAGGACTGAGGACGTCTTAAACGCCCCTGACCCGATGTTGTACATCAAGGACAGCATCGCATCGAACTGGTTCTGCGTAGTCGGGGCGAGAGCCTGCTTGCCGTTGTGGAGGTACTCGTTCAGCTTGTTAGCATACCGAGTGTTGACGTCTGAGGTGAACCAAGCATCGGCTTGAGCCTGGGAGATACGCTGGCCTTGGCTGGCAGGGGTGTGACCCCAGCCGATCGTCCACACACCTGCAGAGTCGAGGTAGGCCTCGAGCTTGCATCCTTCAAACTGCTTGAGGAAGGACTCGCCATACGAGGAGAGTTGCATATCACCTTGGGGCATCTGGGTACTCCTGTTCGTCTGGGGCGGGAGTAAGTTCGAGTTCGAGTTCGCGTTGTTCGGGTTCGGGGTCTGGGCGGGGATCGGGTTCTGGGTCAGGGGAGGCCGCTTGGGGATTAGGCCTGTTAGCCTCGCGACGAGCTTTCGCAGTGTTAAACAGCATCGAGATACGACGGACCCGATCCTCATCTGAGATGTCTCCAGGCATCCCCTGACTTCCGGCTGACCCATGACTCGCGCTCAGGGTCTGCGAGGCCGCGGTGGAGCTCCCTGTCGACTGCGACTGAGAGATCAGGTTGTTGTTCTCGTCGTACGCTGTACGGGGTCGCCCGCGGGAGCCGGCTGAAGTGTTGCTTCCTAACCCGCTTAGGAAAGCCGCCCCCAGCCTTCCGCCGCTTGGTGCACCGCCTTCAACACCAGCTCCCACGAGCGATCTCAGAATATTGATAACGTTGGAAGGGCTATCAATATTCGGTGTCTGTGCTGCAGGCAGCCCTAGGGAGAGCCGCTGCATTTGTGATAAGACTTTCATGAAGTCGACCAGGACTCTGGGAGACATCTCTGCCCAGAATCTTGGGACGCCATCTTCGGTAGTGGAGCCGTCCACCTCTCCGTGGATGAAAGCCAGGACGTCGTTGTAGAGCTTTGTTGCGTCCCTGAAGTGATCGTTCTGCAGATGGAGGGCGCGCATAACTTGGCCCTGACGGATCCCATCCAAATAGAACAGATCGTGGGAACGTGAACGAGGCCCCCAGTAGTAGACGGTATGCCACTCTTGTAGCTGTCGGTTAGCCTGCAGTGCTAATTCTCGGGATCTTTCGTATTCACGATCTTCGGTGGTTTGGGTGGGGTGGGCGGAGGTTGGCCCTGGCGAGGACCCAACTTGCGGAGCCGGTCGAGCTCCTTGCGGGCCATATGCTCCCTCCTGCGCCTGTCCCTGTCCCTCTCTTCGTCCCTCGCG